TCGGGTTCAATCGTCGGAAGTATCGGTATTATTTCTGCAGTGTCGTATTGTATATTTTTTATAATTAACGAACTACCACCCGTTGCGTTTTCTTCCAAATTGATTACGCCATTTTCCATCAACGACAGCAACCCTGACTCAAGATCCATCGCCCCAACAGGGGCAAATGATGTTTCAATGTTGCGAGAAAATACTTGCCACTGCGCCTCGTCAGGCCATGGGGTGTCGTCGGTGCTGTATAACTCAACCTCGTCTCGGTACTTGTATACCCATCTAAATACTGCGGGCTGCCCAACTTCAGATATATTTACGCGTTCAATATACGGCAAGTTAAATGACTTTTGACCGCCGTCATAGGTCCATACATACTTACTAAATGCCTTTAGCGTTACCACGTATGGCGCCTGGTCAAAAATTGAAAACGGCCCTATTTTATAGTCTGATGTTACTTCTATAGTAACTTTATTTGGATTTGTGGCGGTCTCTCTAAGAGAAGCTATATTAAGAGGTGACCACGACCCACGACCTCCAGACAGGTCAAACAAATAGTTTCGTGGATAGAATATATCTACAATTTCATCAAAGAAAATTTTAAAAAAGGTGTGTATGCTGTCTTCTGACCCGCGTGTACGATAATACTGTATAATAATTCTGTAGAGAGTAACTTTATCAACTGCGCGGCTGTTTGGTATGTTTCGCGCTATAAGGCTCTGTATTTCGGTTAGATACTTGTTTGATACAATATCAATGTCTTTGTCACGAGTAATGTTTGCAATCTCGTTTGACGGCAACCCAATGCTGTTTAAATAATTATAGTATTGTTCAATAAATCCAATAAGCGAACTCGCTGACTCTCGTAGAGCCGGCGGGTAGAGCCCCTCCACTCCAATGGATTCCATGTTACGCGGACGAGAATTTGCTATACTTAGGAGCATGCTTAACGGTCTCTACTAAATGTTGTATATTCTACTGCACGGTTTGATCCACCAACAGCAATAGCGTCAACTTCGCCATAGACGTTTAGTCGTGAAGTATCAATTTGTATAAGTTGATTGCGTTTTGGCGCAAGATCATTTGAAAGCGGTATAAGATCTAGCGTTAAAGTAATATTTTCGTCAGCAAATAGTGGACTTAATTCTAATATTCCTGTGCTTAATGTTATTTTGCCAACGTTTTTTTCCTTTACAATAGGTATATTATTTGAGTCGTAGTAATATATAAACAACGAGCGAACGTCATTTGAAGTGTCATCTTTTGTGTCGCCGATATAATACGTTACCCCGTTATAGTCCCATCCGGTTGAATTTATAATCGTAACGTCATTGTCAACTGTAAGTGGAACACCATACTTTAAAGTTATCTTTTCTGGAGAATCTGCGAGAAGCGTTGCGCTTTTAGAAATATAGATTCTTACGTGGGAATTTAATATTGATGGGTTTGAGCCGTCAATAGTCTTTGTTAAAAATGAATGACGAAATACGCCGTCAAATGAATCTAGATATTGGGTGTTAAACGCACTTATTGTTTCTTTGACTTTGTTTTCAAGTTGTACCTTTGTGTATGTGGTAAGGTTGCGGTTATATTTAAACAACACGTCAAGAACAATATTTACATATTCTGGATCAACTATTTCAGGAAATATTGAAAGTACCTTTTTATCGCTTAAGTAAGATAATACTTCTTGCTTTTCTTCATAGGTTAAAAAGTCAGACGTGTAGTTAATGTCTCTATTTTTTCTAATTGACACAAAAACTTTACCGTACTGAGGCGGTTCATTTTCTTCACCACCCCATACTGATATGGATTTTACGTTTGGAAATTTTCCGTATATTAACGTTTTATAGTCTTCTGCGGTGACGGCACGATTTTGAGAGATATACTGCAACGGGGCGTTGTATTTTATGCTGCTTGTCGATTCCTGGTCGGCTCCTCCTAGAGCACGATCTATAGTAAATAGATCAACCTTCGTAATTTTAGTGGAATCAAAAAAGCTTGAATATGAAAATATATTTGAACCATTTGAACCAACCCCGTCAGTAATCAAATAACTAAGCTCTAAGACATTAAGATTATCAGGCTTTTTACCAAATACACCATTACCAAATGATATTACATAGTTTCCGTTATAATTTTCATACACGAAATAAATTGGAGTAGAGCCGTTAACTGCATTTATATCAGAAAATCTGCTGTATACTTCATTTATTTCAGACCTTCCGTTTTGAAACACTGCTACCTTTAAGGTGCTTAAATCAATGTTTTTATCGTCTATAATATATTCGTTATTACTTTGTGCAGAATTTATTTGAATGCGTTTTGTTACAATTTCGCCCTGATGTATTTCAACGTTATTTGCTACCAGCAAGCCGTTTGAATTTTTACGACAAACAATATCGTTTAGGTTAGTAAATTTGTAGCCTCTATTTTTTGTACGATCGGTTATGTTTGAATAAAAGAGCGAACCGGATGGTATCACATACTCATTTATTGAGTCAGTCCGAGGAGGTACGCTGCACGCAATTTTTGCTTTTGCAGCAACGGCGCTTCGTGGAGTGTAGCCAATTAACTTTGCTGCCGATACAACATTTTGACGAAGTTGTGCCGAATCTATAAAGCTTTCGTTTACCGCCATGTGCGCGAGTATAGCATTATAGTGAGTGTTATGCGCGAGTACGTCAACCAATAAGTTTAAACCAGATCCAGTATAGTCCCAGTCTTTAAACGGACCATCTTGAGTTTTAAAATAATCTATCAAAGATGCCTTTATCGCATCAAAGTCTAATTCTGTGACTGCTACTGACTGTGTAGGAATTTCCATTATCGTATACGAGTTAAATATATTACTATTTCAGAAGACGAATCGTATGAAGTTTCAAACTTAATAGAGACGCGATATGCATTTTTTTCAGAGTCGTCTGAAACCATAACTTCATAGTCGCTTATTCGTGGTTCATATTGATCAATTACGTTTTCTATTTTTTCCTTTAATTCAATTTCAGAAAAGATATCAACCTGTTCAAATAACAATGATGTTATGTCAGAATAGATGTCAGGTTGAAAGCAGCGGTCATACCGGTTTGTCAATAACAAGTTTTTTAGGCTTTGTTTTATTGAATCAATATCAGTAATTGGCAATATGTCGTTATAGATCGGGTGTGCCGCAAAGGCGTTATCAATATCTGAATATAAATTTTTTCTAGACACCACTGTCGTTCTAGAATCATTATAGTCAGACAGGTTGCGGCTCATATTCTATTTATACAAATATAGTCGACGAGTTATTTGTTTAAAAACGTACTAGCGAGCGGGGAGCCTGCAAATGAACTTATTCTATTTAAAAAAGAACTGCCAGAGGACGAGGAGGAAGAGGCAGAATTCACGCTTGAGGCAGCAGACGCGCCCGCATTTGCTGGGTTGTTGCGTATTGCTTCGGAGTTGTTTTCCATTTCGTATTTTATTTTATTTACCCGCTTGTTATACTCGTTAACGGTTTCTGATGACCAGGCAGGATTTTTCAGCAACGTTTCTTTTGCAAAATAATTAAACTCATTTTTAAGCCCGGTTAAAGAAAAGCCGGTCTCCCCGGACAAGAAGCTTCCAACAGACCCTACCCCACTTGTAATTCCGCTAACTATATTTGCGGCAGTATTAAAGCCAGAATTTAATGTGTCTACTGAAAGACCTGCTTTCTTTTTGCTTCCGCTCGTATCGGTGGTTGTAATGTTTGTTGTGCCAGAATTTTGTGGATAGACGCTAGAAAGTATGCCTGTCGCCTCACTGAGTATATTGTAAACCGAGTCTAAGCCGTCAGAGGTCGTGCTGCTTCCACTCAACAGCCCAGAGCCTGACCCAGTAGCTGCAATGCGGTCGTGATAGTTGTATGCGAGTTCGTGCACCGCGGTAAGCATTGAAACATACTCCTGCACTCCAACGGTGTCTCCTTCAGCTGTTAACGTGTTTATTTTATCAGTGTCTTTATTTAACGCCTCTCTTAACCTAAATTGAAAGAGATCATACTTGCCCTTTGCCTCAACAGGTTGTCGCGAAGTGGCTGGAATAAACGCTACAATTGCCTCTGGCACCTTTGTGTTGTCTGCCTTTATATACTTAGCGAGTGGGTTGCCATTTATATCAACCGCGTTACAAATATCAACAAGACCATTTGCAGCATCTTTTACAAATCCCGCGACGTCACCAATGCCTGATGTAATGCCTGGAAACTGTGATTTAAGCGCATCAATTTGTTCGTTCGCAATGGCACCCAGTTTGGCATACGCGCCGGTGGCTTCAAGAACCATATTTGCAAATGCCCATGGATTGTCTTTAATAAATTCAATCAGTGCCATTATTTGTTGGACTTTTTTAATAAGATCCATCACACTAGTTAGCAATTTTAAAATGCCAGTTCCTGGAATATAACTAAGTACAAGCGCAGCAATCTTCGCTGCAACAAACAACATCAATTTTTGTGGTAAATTTTGAGCGCATTCAGCGAGAGTTTTTACTGTGCCAAGTGCTGGAATATCACTTTTTTCTAGAAACGAAAGTACTCCACTCTTTATAAAGTCTGAAGTTGACACATTTTCAGAGTATGATATAACGGATGAGCTGCTTAAACTGCTATTTTTTGGAGTAGAAACTACTTCTGCTTCAAAAATATCTATTTTCTCTTGATATTCTGTTGCTGCTTCTTGCGCAGCAGACGGCGAAACTGGAACTACCTTAATTTCTTGGGTTACTGA